TGTAGTAAATAAACGGATCACATTTTTCAGGCATTCTGTTCATTATTGAATTAATTTTTCTTATACTTTCAAGTGCACTTTCTAAAAATGATTGATCTTCATTTTGATCAAGGAAATAGTGTTTTAAGTTAGATAGTATTTCTTTGGCTTCATACTCAATAGCTACGTGAATCATGATAAACCAGTCTTCGTCCATTCCTCCTAAAAAGTTTTGTAAAATTCTTATATTTTCTAAATCGAATGGTTTGTTTTTATCCTGCAGTTTCCAATTATTTAAAGCATAAGATGCATAAGACAAGATTGGTGGCCTTCCCAACTTTTGAGATATTTTAAACCATGTTTTTGATATATTTTTTGGAATTACTTTGTCTGTCTTTAAATTGCCCCAGATATAAGCATGACCAATATACGAGTACAATAACATCGCTCTTTCTAACTCATCAATACCCAGATTTGATATATCTTTTTCTGGTTCTAGATTTAATACTTCAGACTCAATTTGATTGTTTGCTAATATTTTTGGAAGATTGTTTCCAACATATTCAATGTCATCAAATTCTTTTGAGAGAATAGTTGATATTTTTGATGGCAGAAAGCCGCTTTCAAGAATAGAAAAATCCAATCAGTCCTCCCCCATGGTGATTTATTTTGTTGTTACTAATAATGGTAAACTATGTTTTGGAATCATGAAGGATAATTTTTTTGTTATATTAGGAAATCAATTATTTGATCCAAAATATCTAAAAGACCAAGGCTGTAATGAAGTTTTTATGGCTGAAGATTATGGTCTATGCACATATGTTAATCATCATAAATTAAAAATTTACCTGTTCTTAACTGCAATGAGGGAATATCGAGATGAACTAAATAAAAAAGAAATAAAAGTAAATTATTTTGATCTTGAAAGTAGAAAGGACAAAAAAGACTACTTCGACTTACTGATTAGTTTTTTGAAAAAAAGAAAAATTGATAAAATCCAAATTTTTGAACTGGAAGACAAGCCTTTTGAGAAGAAGTTCCTAAAAAGAATGATTGAAAATTCAATTGATGTAGTAGTAATTAAATCCCCAATGTTTATTTTTGAAAGAGAAAAGTTTAATGAGATGGCAAAAGGAAAAAAAGTTTATAGAATGGCATCTTTTTACCAAAAAGCGAGAAGGGACTTAAATATTCTGATGGATAAAAATGATCAACCAGTTGGAGGTAAATGGTCATTTGATGAAGAAAACCGAAAAAAGATTCCAAAAGATACATTAATACCCTCATTACCAAGTTTTAAAGACTCTATACATAAAGACGACGTAATTAAAGTAATCAGTAAATATTTTCATAATCATCCTGGAGAATTAACAAACTTATGGTTTCCAGTAAGTAGAAAAGATGCAAAAAAACAACTTGATGAATTCATAAAAAATCGTTTTTTAAATTTTGGAATTTATGAGGATGCAATGTTGGAAGGTGAAAATTTTCTTTTTCATAGCTGTATAAGCTCACTTCTAAATATTGGCCTTTTGACACCTTCTTATGTTATTGAGAGATCAATCAAACTTGCAGATAAATATAATGTTCCAATAAATTCTCTCGAAGGGTTTATAAGACAAATAATAGGATGGAGAGAATTTATAAGACTAGTTTATTTTCTAAAAGGCGATTTTCAAGAAAATTCAAATTATTGGAAACATGACAGAAAATTAAAAGATTGTTGGTATGATGGAACAACTAATATTAAACCATTAGATGATACAATAAAGAAGTGTTTAAAATATGGATATGTACATCATATACCACGTTTAATGATTTTAAGTAACATAATGAATTTATGTAAAATTTCTCCTAAAGAAATATACAGATGGTTTATGGAAATGTTCGTTGATAGTAGTGACTGGGTAATGGTGCCTAATGTTTATGGAATGGGAACTTATGCAGATGGTGGAATTTTTTCAACTAAGCCATATATTTGTGGATCTAATTATATTTTAAAAATGAGTAATTACAAAAAAGATAACTGGTGTGATGTTATGGATGGATTATATTGGTCTTTTATTGATAATAACAAATCTTTTTTTTCAAAAAATCCTCGTTTAAATATGATGGTCAGAACATTGGAAAGAATGAATGTTGAAAGAAAAAAAATAATTTTTGAAAAAGCTGATGAATTTATTGAAAACGTTACATATATATAATGCATGAAAAAAATATCTTATCTATTAATTAAAATTAAAATTATTCTCATTCTATCAATTTTTCAGGCTAAATCAGATACTTTTTACTACTCAGGTGGTTGTTTTTGGTGCACTGAACAAGATTTTGAAGAATTTAAAGGAGTTAAAGAGGTCATTAGTGGGTTTACTGGAGGAACAACTCCAAATCCTAAATATTATCCTAATCAATGGGGAGACCACAGAGAAGCAGCTAAGGTGATTTATGATCCAAAAAAAGTTTCATTTGCTGAATTAGTAAAACATGTTTTTAATACAGTTGATTACGAAGATTCAGATGGTCAGTTTTGTGATAGAGGTCATTCATATAGCCCAGCTATTTATTACAAAAACAATGAACAAAAAAATATTATAAATGATATTGCTCCCAAAACTTCAAAAGTTGCTGTAGAAAAAGAAACAAAATTTTATCCTGTAAGGGATGAGCATCAAAATTTTTATAAAAAAAATTCTTTAAAGTATTATCTCTATAAAACTGCATGTGGTAGAGAAAAAAGATTAAAGCAATTGAAAAAAGTTAAATAACAAAAATGTCTATTTGGGGAACATTAATCGGTGGCATGTTAGGTTTTACTATTGGTGGACCGATAGGAGCATTATTAGGATCTTTTCTAGGAAGTAAATTTTCAGGTGGAAAAGTTAAAAGTATAAACTTCAGTAATGAAAACTCTCAACAGATTTTTGCATTAGCTTTGATTATTTTATCTGCAAAAATTAGTAAAGCAGATGGAGTTGTTACAAAGGATGAATTACTTGCAATTAAAGAAAAGTTAAATATACCTGATAGTGAAATTGATAATGTTTCAAAAGTGTTTAATGTAGCAAAACAAGATATTGCTAATATAAATAATATTTACGCTTTAGAGGGTGCTCTCTACAGTAAGCAACTAGGAATTGCTGGAACAGTCGATTGTATTGCAGAATACGAGGACGAGTTAGCGATAATAGACTTTAAGACTTCTAAGAAACCAAAACCAAGAGACTGGATAGAACATTACTTTGTCCAGTGTATGGCATACGGTTGTATGTTATATGAATTAACGGGTATATCTGTTAAAAAATTAGTAATTATTATGTCCTGTGAAAATGGAGAATGCATCGTCTATGAAGAATACAACAAAGCAAAGTACATCAAACTCCTCGGAGAATACATTAACAAATTTGTTCAAGATAAACTGGAACTCTATGGAACCGAATAAAGAATTAGAACAGGCAATCGAGAATAAATTCTTGACACCTTCAAAATTTGCAATGGAAATCGAAAAGATTGTTGCCGAAGAAGAAGACTTCAATTACATAGATGCAATCTGTTACTATTGCGAAACTAACAATATTGAGGTAGAATCAGTATCGAAGTTAATATCTAAACCTTTAAAAGAAAGATTAAAATGGGATGCAACCCGTCTTAATTTTATGAAACCTACATCAAGAGCAAAACTGCCTTTATAATGAAAAAATCAGAATTAATTCATTGGAGATTGCAAGCGATGCTTCGTGAGCATACTTTCCGTGATTTACAATACTTGGGTGTCAGACCTGATAGTATTGGTGTTGACCAACATTGGTATCGAATCGGAGAAGCAGAAGTACCTGTGGACTCAATTACAGAATTAGATAGTGAAGAGGAAGATGATGAAAGTGACTCCATTTGAAACTTATCAGTCATATCTATCAATGAAAAGTCATTTTACAAATCGAAAGTATGACTTTTTTAGGTATGGTGGTAAATCTCGTGCAACGATGGCATCTTTTAATAAAAGAAAAGATAAGTACTGGTTCGAGAAAACATCTAGGAAATACTCTGATGGTGAGATAGTTGACTTTTTACTCGCTAACTTCGTGACTACAGATAATCCAAAGAATTTATGGATAGGTGAAATTATTAATTCTGGAGAAAGAACTTATGCAGATTGGATGAGGAGAAAACAGAGTATCTCTTACTTATTTAAAGAAGAATCAGGAAAATTATTAGAAGATAATAAATTAGAAGAATTATTTGAATGTGGTAAAGGACACCCGATTATATTGAAGAGATTTTTAGGTGGGGATATCTCCCTTGAAACTTTTGTAATCTATGATATAATATTCTCATTCTCTGAAAAATTTGATGAGAAGTTACTTGATCCCGTATGGGAAACCGTAAGTTTGAAAATAAGGAAGTATAAACCTTTCCTAAATATTAATGTATTCAACTTTAAAAAAATACTACGGGAAATCGTAAATGAGTGATTTTTTTGATTCCGACATAGTTCGTGAAGAACTACAAGAGATAAACGAATTGCAGATGTCTGTTTACAAGAATGCAATGAAGTTTGGAACTTTTAGTCGTGAAGACAAAGTTGACCACATTGAAAAACTTACTGAATTATTAGAAAGACAAAAAGTAATGTACACTCGCATTAGTCTCTCTGATGATAAAGAAGCAATAGAATTAAAGAATCATTTGCAAAAATCAGTTGAACTGATGGGATTCCCAGAAGGAACTGATATGTTGCTTTTATTCAGTGGTATGTCAAATACTATTGAGACTCTTAAGAAGTCTATTGACAATTGATTATTAATCTGTTATAATCCAATTATCTAAAATATCCAATTTATCCGAGGTATCCAAATGTCTTTTAAAGACCTTAAAAAACAGTCTAAACTTGGCTCACTTACTGCAAAGTTAGTAAAAGAAGTTGAGAAGATGAACAACACGGGCGGTAACGCTGATGACCGTATCTGGAAGTTAGATGTAGACAAAGGAGGTAACGGTTATGCTGTTATCAGATTTCTACCTGCACCCGAAGGTGAAGATTTACCATTTGTAAAACTATATTCACACGCATTCCAAGGTCCTGGTGGATGGTTTATTGAGAACTCACTCACTACACTTGGACAGAAAGACCCAGTTTCTGAGTATAACTCATTACTCTGGAATAATGGAACTGATGCTGGAAAAGAAACAGCAAGAAAACAGAAGCGTAAATTAACTTACATTTCTAACATCTATGTTGTGAAAGACCCTGCGAATCCTGAGAACGAAGGTAAAGTATTCCTATACAAGTATGGGAAGAAAATCTTTGACAAACTTACTGCAGCAATGCAACCTGAGTTTGAAGATGAGGAAGCAATCGATCCATTCGATTTCTGGCAAGGTGCTAACTTTAAGTTAAAGGCAAAGAATGTTGCAGGATACAGAAACTATGATAGTTCTGAATTTGCAGCACCAAGTCCTTTACTTGATGATGACGATGCAATGGAAGCACTCTGGAAGAAACAATTCTCACTCGCTGAAATTGTTGCACCAGACCAGTTCAAGACATATGATGAGTTAAAGACTCGTCTAGATTATGTTCTTGGCAATAAGAAGTCCGCTGCACCACAGTTTGAAGAAGAGGATATTGATCGTGGAGAAGCAGAAGAGTTAGTAACTGCTGCTGTATCAAAACCAACTCCTGCAGTAGCAGAAGAGGAGGATGACGCACTATCATACTTTGCGAAACTCGCAGAAGAATAATTACATGGGGGTCAAACGACCCCCTTTTTTTATGGATTAACGACGTTAGTATTTTCTGTTGCTGCGATACTATTTGTAATATAACTTGAACTTTTATCATATCTTACAACATCTCTTAAATCATTAATGAATACTTGTAAGTACCCACGATTTAAGACACTTATCTCCCTTTTAGAATCATTAACCTCATATTCATATTCAAGATTAGACACAGGATATGCAATATTGTCAGATAATACAGTAAATTCATCTTTATCATCTAATTGTCTATT